AGTTGCACTTAACACTAATGTGTATCCATCAGGGGTAATGAAAAAAGCTTGCTCAGCTTGAGTGAATGCTTCAAGTTGGTCTACAGCTGCTTGAAATTCATCAGAGTCATTCTCAACAGCAGGGGGCAAGGTCAAATGTGGTACAGGAAGTGCGGCGCGCTCGATTCCAATCGCTTGCAATTCCTTGTATAAAAGTTTTCTCCTATAATTTCCATACAGCATACGGCAAAAAGGATAGCCTGTGTCGTTACCCTTTTTTTCGTTATAGAAAATTATAAGATTATCAGCAGGCATCCATTCATTCACATCGATATCACCATGTTGTAATTGATGAATACGTGCAAGAATTCCCTCTCTAGTAAAATCCCATCTATCTAAAGTTCTTTGGTCTCTAAAGGCTAAATTAGCTAGACCAGTATATGGAACTCCCTCAGGGGTGAATCTGTTTTTGTTTATAACCTCAAAGACTGAATGCCCATGCCATGGAAAAGTTAATATCTCATCAAGCTTTGCAACAAAGCCATCAGGCATATCTTTCATGAGAATGCGCTCCATCAGAGCAGCAACTTCAATATCAAAAGTATCATCACTAGCGGGCTCAACTGACCAATTAGCAGAACGTATTGGATTTGATACTGAGTGAACTAATTTTCTTATTTGTGAATCAGATAAAAGCATTTTATGAAAAAGCTCTTGCCCACGTATGCCTGTGACTTCATCAAGATAATCATCTTGTATTTCAAAACCAGTAACTAATGTTCCTGATTTTCCAAGGGGTCTAAATGTAGGTTTTCTCTTATTTGGTTCATCAGCAGGCTTTTCTTGAAATACGGTGTCTTGGTGTGGCATTCAATCCCCAGGTAATAGGTATGTAAATATTATCAAGTCGAATTTAAAAATTGTAAAAGCTAATTTTGTAAATAGCGAGAAAAATTTACCTGTTTTTTTAGTGCAGTGAATTAGTATGACTTGGGGGTGATTCTAGATTTGCGGGCTTTGCCTCTTGTGCTATTGAATTTTGCGCTATATGGCTTCGTGGGTTTGTTCACATCTTTAAGGGACAGCGCACTAATTTCGTCAAGATAGTTGACGCCTTGAGACACGGCGTCAACTTGGTCATCATGCTTACCATTAGGGAAAACTTTTAATTCATTTTTAAAATCTTCAACCCATGGAGCAATGCTCGGATGAGGTAGCCAAACAGTTCCGGCTTTAAAACTAATGGCAGCAGTTTGAGCGCGCTCAACTTTATCTCCATCAGGTTCAATAGCTAATACTTTACGAGTCCCCTTTTTTTGTAGGCTAGAGATAATAGCAGACCCATTGGCTTTATCTTCAACTAACACTGCTTTGAAATCGGCATGACCAGCAAGAAATATATTTACCGCATCAAGAGTGTCAGGGAAATCCATTCTTGCTCTGACCATATCAGGCATAACATAAACATCATTATTGGAGCGCCTCTTACCAAGTTCAAGACCAACAACATAATCAACTGTATTCTTTTTGCTTTTAGATTTATCCTTGAATGTCATATCCCATGAATGAACTTTGAAATATCTATCTGTAGGCAGAATTTTATAATATTTAAAGTAATGCTCTTTAAAAATATTACCCTCCTCAGGTGCGGGGCGCTGTTGGTACTGGCCTGCAAATGTTCCTGCACTTGCTAATCTCATTGCCTCAAGCTCTTCAGCAGTATGCTTAAAATTCCATAGGGCTTGACCTTTTTCTCTTGGGTCATATTTACTGGGCCCATCTTCATTTAGTGCAGGTAAATTAATATGCGTGAATTCTAATTCAGTACCACCATCGAGAAGAAAACCAACAGGGTCATTCTCATGTAGCCTTTGCATGATAATAATCATCGGAGTATTTCTATCATTCAATCTTGATTTAATTGTTTCAGGAAATCTTTTATTTATTGATTCTCTAATTGTGTCAGACCCTGCATCCTCAGGCTTGATAGGGTCATCAACAATCAATGCGCCTGAAAATTTCTTAGAGCCAATCTTACCTGCACCAAATCCTGTGACCTGACCACCACTGGCCATAGCTCCCATTTCACCCGCTGTTTTATCATCAACAACAGTTTTCCATTTCTTCTTCGCTGTCGAATCTTTTTGGAATTGTACTGGCCATCTCTCTTGGTACTCAACACTTTCAATGATTGCCTTAACAGCGGATGAGTTATCAAGGGCAAGAGTATCTGAGTAAGCAAGGTGCATAAATTCACAATAAGGATTTTTAGCAAATGACCATGCAATGAAAAGCTTCACTACTATTTCAGTTTTAGTATAGCGCGGGGGTATGTTAAATATTGTGTGCTTTAATTTTCCTGCATGAATATCCATGAGGGCATTACATAAAACTTTATGGTGCCAATTTTCTATGAAGGGTCGGCGATAAATAACCTTAAAGACCCAAAGAACAAATTGATAGAAATCCTCTTCAAGTTCTAAAGTCTTTAGTCTAAATTCCACTGCCTCAGGCGTGAAGATATCAACTGTTTTTTTTCTTTTCATGTATCTTTTGAATTTGTAAGAGTTCTTCTTTGGTTAAGTCATTAACATTAATTGGTTCGATATTATCATGATGAGTTTTTAAATTGATTGTTGTTTCTTCTTTTGGTTTTCCTAATGAGTGATTTAAGAGCCAATCAATTTGAGATTGATTACCTGACTCATATGAATTCTTAATTGATTGTAAAACCATTAAGTCAATCATTGGAATTGTTTTTGCCTTTAAAAGCTTTCTCACTTCTTTGAGATCTAGAATTAAATACCTATCGAGAATTGCTTTGAATTGTGTTCTGGTTTTTAGGGAGAGTTCCTTTTCAGCATCGGACATTTTGGGGCGGCCATAGCCCTTAGAATCTTGATTACCATTCTTAAAAGTGTTCTTAACTACTTTCTTTTTAGCTTTAGATTTTTTGACTACCTTCGCCATATCCGATTTTTCTCCGATTTAGATTATGATAGCATAGGGTTTTGATTGTTTGAGTGTCAAGACGGTAGTTGTAGCTACAGTTATCGATAGTTCTATCTACACCGCAAAGCACAAAAAATAATTTCTCTTTTTGAGGGAAAAGAGAAAATCTATTAGAATCTAATAGAAAACTTTAAGTTGCTGATATTAAAGAACATTTACACATTTACACTTTGTTTACACATTATTTACACTTTGGGCTCAGCGCAGCATTTTTTCGTAAGTGCTTGATATTGCACAGGAAAACCTCAATGACACTCTATATTATTTACACTTTACACTTAAATATTAATATACAGCTACTACCCCTGTTTATACTGCCCCCTATATATATATACATGTAGGAATCTGGATTTGAGATATGTGTAAATGTGTAAATGTGTAAATAATGCTTAAAACCTCAATGTTTCCAGAGGTTTAAATATTTACACTTTTAGGAGATTTACACTTTTAGGTTTTTTATTTATAAACAACTATACTTTATCACTCGCCGTGTTACTGTTATTCACTGAATCATTTACTGCAGTGAGTCCTACCCAGCCGCGGTGCGTTCCGACATTTGACTCTCCAAACTTCTTACTACGCAGTGCCTTAGTGAAGTGCCGATTGTTGATAAAGTCGCGCTGCAATATATTATCTTCTTGCCATTTGGTAAACACGCCATATAATATTTTTCTAGAAATTTTACCACTCTCCAACAACATTAAATCTTTCACTTCGTTATTCTCGACACTCTCCAAAAACTCGGCAACAACATCACTCTCCAACGCCCACGACACTAATTCTCTCTTAGAGCTATCAAACTTAGTAAAGTATCCCTGATTACCAACCAATCGCTTTAGACCTCTCAGAGCAAAGTTGACGACTCCCTGAGGGTTACTCTGATAACAGACATGAGCAAAGTTTCTCATCTGCTTACCCTGATGCACATTGTTGAATCTAATAATTGTCCACCGACGAGCAAAAGCTTTTTCAGATCCATCTTGACTTGGCATGAAATCATTGCCAGCAAATATATGCATTGAAGGAAGCGGCGCTCTAACCATTGATTTATTTTTCCTATTGATACTAATTGGCATTCTGTCCTCTATCTGCTTAATCATATCATCCTCAATAGGTTTCTTAGTATTAATGTCAGTTACCATATTG